ATTATACAGTTTTTAATAAAAAAGTAAATAGGTCATTTTTAAAGTAGGTCACTTTAAAATTTAAACAAAGTGACACATGTTTTATTATATTAAAAAATGTAATAGTTTTAATAAATGTTTTATGTGTCATTTTTATTTAAAATGTAATAATTAACTTAAAACATATTATACAGTTTTAAATAAAAAAGAAAAGAGGTCAGATTTTATACCACTGTTGACTTAATCTATTAGATACAGTTGAAAATTGATTTTTAAATTAATTATTAATAGGTATGAAAAATGCCCTTGTTGACTTCTACATATAGGTATAGTATATAATAATGATTTAATTATAGGTAACTATTATGGATGATACAACAACCTACGTAATTTATAAACACACAAGTCCTTCTGGTAAGTCGTATATTGGACAAACAAAAGACTATGATAGAAGGTGCTGGCAACACCAAACAACGGATGGGTGTAGAGCCCTAGCCAACGCTCGATTGAAATACGGATGGGATAATTTCACACATGAAATATTAATGGAGAACTTGTCATTAGATGATGCTAATCATTGGGAACCAGCTCTGATATTAGAGAATAATACGTTGGCTCCTAATGGGTATAATTTAATGACTGGTGGATGTAATTCCCAGCACACAGAAGACACCAAAGTTAAAATATCCACTGATAAATTGGGAAAGAAACGAGGCCCAAATAAATTCCCACACTCGGATGACACAAAAGCAAAAATGTCCAAATCCAGTATAGGCAAAACCCATTCCGAACATACAAAAGCAAAAATGTCTGCTGCTAAATTAGGAATACTAAAGTCCGATACACACAAAGCTAAAATGTCAGAAGCTAAATTGGGAAAGAAACGCGGTCCGTATAAAAAGAAAGTAACAGTAGAGCTCGATATACCATCTACATAAACGAGTTACTAGTAATCCAACTGTGGGTGTTCGGATTTGTATTTTGTAATCAATTGGTTATATATTGGGGGTGGTAGTATTCCCGATGGGGTGTTATCCAGTAGGTAATCTATTAGTGCCAATTCATCATTAGCTATAATTAGATGAAATAACCGGGTGTCTTCTGTGTCCAATATTTCATTATATCGTTTGATAAGAGTAGAGGTAGCAACTTCTCTTTCAACTACTGTACTAATTAACTCACCTAGTGGGATATCAGATAGATTCATATACTGTTCAATTTAATTAAAGGGAGGGAGGGAGTTAGTAACTCCCTCCCTGTACTAACTATTCGTCAGGAAGACCAGACCACTCATCATCTTCCCAATCTTCATCAACCCAATTTTCACTGTAGCAGTTAATACCAACGCAATCAGCCAAAAATTGTTCAAGACCTTCTGCCTTATCAATAAGGCTCAAGTCTTTAACAGATATAGCATTTGGTTCATCATCGCCCATAGCAACATGATAACCAACACCAACACGCTCACATTCAGTGCCTAAATCATCTAATCGTTCTTGACTGTAGGTATCACGATCAATATCACCAATCGTAAAAACATAGTCACCATCATCATCAATAAACACACATTCAGATGAATGCAACTCTTGTAACGCATCAAATTGTTCTTTAGTCATTTCTTTATCTCTTGATTAAAAATAACATTATACTACATTTATTAGAAATTAAAATGAGGTCAAATTAATGACCTCATCTTTATTAGTTGTTACAGACGAATGAACGTAGTGATGATATCATCGTCGTTCTTGATAATGAAGTCATCACCTTCTTGAACCAATACTTCATTCAACCAATCAGTACCAAGTGCTTCTTTATCTAATTCGCCCATCAAATCAAATTCGTATTGCACCAACACTTCTTTGATGTTATGGTCATCAACATGAAGTGTTTGTTTACGTAACACAGTTTGGTCGGCTGCATCTATAACTAAATATAAAAATTGAATCATTTTTGTATCTCTTTATTAATTAAGAAGATTATATTATACATGATTAAATTAAAAAGAAAATGAGGTCAAATTAATGACCTCATCTTTATTGGTTGTTAGGCTTTGTTGTGTGATTCAACCCAGCTGTCACCCCAATCTTCATCTTCTGTGTCTGTTATTTCATTAAAGGTAAACGTGATTGATTGGATCTTTGCTACCAACTCATTAACGAATCGATCTACCTCTTGTTGAGATTCGAACACAACATCTTCACAGATGCCACCTTCGATGTCATCTACCATACCTTTCAAAGCTGCTGTTTGTTGAGTATTCATGTGTAAGTACCTTTAAGTAAAATAACAATATACAAGATTAAATTAACAATATCGATTAAAAGATATAGTATACACGATTAAATTAAAAAGAAAATGAGGACAAATTACCACACATCAGTTGATAACAGGTCAGGATAACCATCAGGTTTCTTTATGAGTTGGTTGTGATAGGTAGCAAAGAGTTTTGCGTCGCTTCTACAATACCAATACCCATCATCACAAAGAAACCCTTCGTCTCGTGGATTAGGATGACGCTGACCATGAATGTGCATCATAAATCCTCTCACATCTTCATGACGTGCAGGAGCTGGAAGATGATATAAAATACCATCCTCCCCTCTAATAGCAGCAGCGACTACCTTTGGAAAATCTTCTGTATCATTCGACATTAACTTAAACCTAATTGAAGGGAAGGACCAGGACGACGATCATCTTGAACACCATGATACATTTCATAATCATCATAGGCGTAATAATCATCATCTATATCTTCATCACCACTATAATCAACCATATCGTCATCATTCCAACCAAATGGACTGAAGTCGTCTTCATCAGCAGTCACATCAGCATTCAACCAAGTATGCGAACCACGATCTTCATAATCAAGTTCAGCAGCAATATCGGCCCAATACTGACATTCGAGTTCTTGTCTCAACGCTTGTAACGTAGATGATACAACAGGAGCAGTTTGTTCTGTATGAACATGAATATGAGTCATAGGACCAACCGCATCAATCAAGTCTTCAATTAAATTAATTGGAGCAACCTTATGATTACGACCACTTGAGCTTTGATTTGACATAATTTTTATCTCTTTTTAATTAACTTAAAGATATTATACAACAATTTTTATAATATAAAATAGTGGACATTTTTAAATAATATCCCTGTTGATTTATATAAGAAAATTGTATATAATACAATTTTTAATTGGAGTCAATTGTGGATACTTACGTAATTTATAAACACACCAGCCCTTCAGGTAAATCATATATTGGACAAACGAAGAATTACAACAAGAGGTGCAAGCAACACCAAAGCAGTGGGTCTGAGTGTAGACATATATCTCGTGCCATTGAGAAACACGGATGGGACAACTTCCAACACGAAATACTAATGGAAGGCCTATCGTTAGAAGAAGCCAATATATGGGAGCCAACACTAATATTAGAGTATAACACACTGGCTCCCAATGGATATAATCTACGAACAGGTGGATTAAATTCCTCTTGTTCAGATGAAACTAAATCTAAAATAGGGGGTGCACGGTTAGGAAAGAAACGGCCAAGTATGTCGGATGAACAAAAAGCAAAAATATCAGTTGCTAATAAAGGAAAGCCACGAGTGCCTCATTCTGATGAGGCAAAACACAAGATGTCTACGTCTAAATTAGGAAAACCACAAGGTCCACATTCAGAAGAAACAAAAGCGAAAATGTCAGCAGCTAAATTAGGAAAGAAACGCGGTCCGTATAAAAAGAAATTGAAAGTAGAGCCTAATATAGGCTCTACTTAATAGACCAGTCAGTGCTTGTTAGAATTTGTGATTAACCAAACCACGTTTCTCTTTAAAGTTTTGTAACGCTGTACCTGCGTACGCTTGACCCATGTTACAGTTAGTCATCAGTAACGCAATCAAGTCTTTACGTTGTGGTACAACAGGTTTGGCGTACTCGACTTCAAGTAACGCATTCGCCAATTGTTGTTTGGACGCTTCTTTAGATTTGGTTGATTTGGTAGTAACCAAACCTAATTCAGTTAGGACTGCTGTAACATCGATGGTTTCGTCTGTCAATAAGGCACGCAACTGAGCAACCTTATCAACTTCAACAGTAACAACTTCGATCGGAGCAACTTCAACAATTTCAATTGGAGTAGCAGTTTCAGCAACCACTAACGCATCAACCAAAGTAGCAGCAACAGTAGAACGAGTTTTGTTAGATGTTTTAGACATGATAGTACCTATATAATAAAAATAAATTTGATTTGTTTGTTTAAGTTAATTTCTTAACTTAAAGATATTATACTACAATTTTTTCTTTTTAAAAGGAGGTCAAAATTATTTCTAATTCAACCTCCTACAACTGGTGTTACCAGCCTGTATCGCCTTCGTAGATTTCGCTGTACCAAGCTACTACCGTGGCCAACCATTCATTAATAGTTTGGTATACCACTGGGTACGCCCCACCTAAAGCATCATCTAATTCATCAGCCATAATTGGTTGACCTGAATTGGGGCAGTCAAACATATATTCGAGTGCATCTTGTGTAACACCTTCATCATACTTCAATAATAGGTCGTAGAACTCATCTTCAGTTAGAGTGGCTGGTACATCAGTTAATACTACTACCGATTCACCTTCGTTATCAAACAGAGCAAGACCTTGTGGCTGTGACATAATTAGTACCTTTTTAGTAGTTATTAAAAATATGAATCAATTACTTAATTCATAAAGATATTATACAGTTTTTATTTTAAATAAAAAGAGGTCAAATTAATGACCTCCTTATATGATATTAGGTAGTTGATTTTAAAGTAACATAAGACCGATAGTTAGCAGCTACTACTAACTCACCCATACCAATCAGGATTTCATGTGCTTGATGTTTAACTGACGTAACGGTATGGAAGTCGTAGTATATCCCATCACAATCATCACCTTCATTACGATCAGTACAAACTTGTACAACATCACCAACCTTAATCTCTTCACTCGCAACTCGCGGATCATTTGGATTTTTGTATGGTGTCGCAAAAAATCGTTCTGTATGACTCATCTTTTTTTTTCTCTTTTTGTTTAACTTGAAGATATTATAGATTAAATTAAGAAAAAGAAAATGAGGTCAATTTAATGACCTCAGTTGATATATAACAGAAAATTATATATAATGTAATATTCAATTTAATGTGGAGCGTATCATGGATGATACTTACGTAATTTATAAACATACCAGTCCTTCGGGTAAGTCATATATTGGACAGACCAAAGATTATGACAGGAGATGTTGGCAACACCAAAATAGACCTGGATGTAGAGCACTCAACTCTTCCATTAAGAAATATGGATGGGACAACTTCCAACACGAACTAATAATGGAAGGCCTATCATTAGAAGCAGCTAATCATTGGGAGACGGTTCTTATAGTGGAACACAATACTCTGGCTCCGAATGGTTATAATCTGCGAACTGGTGGAGCGAATTCATCTCCTTCAGATGAAACGCGCTCTAAAATGTCATCCGCTAAATTGGGCAAACCACTATCAGAAGACCACAAGGCCAGCATATCAGCATCAAGACAAAATTTGTCAGATGAGGCAAAAGCTAATATGTCTGCTTCTAAAATGGGGAATACCTATAGATTAGGAGTCCATCATACAGATGAAGCTAAAGTCAAAATATCTAAAGCCAATAAGGGCAAAAAGCGAAGCGAAGAGGCGACTAAAAAAATAGTAGAAGCTCATAGAGGGAAAAAGCGCACAGATGAAACCAAAGCCAAGATGTCTGCCTCTAAATTAGGAAAAAAGAGAGGACCCATGTCCACCGAAACAAAAAATAAAATATCAATTGCTGCTAAGTCAAGAGCAGCAGCACGCAAGAACATATCCGATACCGAATAAACTCCACTCAACCCGACTCTTAAAATATTTGTTTTAACACACGATAATTTTATTCTTATAATCATATTAATTATTAATAAAAATCGTTTAAATCGTGTTTAAAATCGATTATTTTATGTGTTTAAATATTAATTAAATGAATAATTAAATGAATAATTAAAGAGGGACTCAATCGAGTCCCTCTTTATTTCGAGTTATACGATAGTGGATTCAACCGCTGCTGTGAAGTGGCTAACTAAATGGTAGTATGGGTTATCAAAATCATTATGTACGTAATAGGTCACACCATTAACCACATACATAGTACCATCAGGTTCTATACAATCATCTGATTCTTCGGCGGCGCATAAGTCATCGTATGACATTTCAGTGCCGTCTTCATTTAGATAATAACACGAATAATCAGATACATCACTACATATAATATCATACATTACAGTTCTGATATATTGTTCCATATCATCACTTAATGTGTATGTCTTGGCAGTAGTAGGAGCAGTATTAGTAAACCAACTATCAGCTCTATCAGTACAGTAGTTTACCACCCAGTCGGTACCAAGATTAGCGAGTATTGATTTTGATTGGTCTGTCAATTCAATTTGTGCGTGTTGTGCTGCTGCTACCACTGCTTCTGCTTTCTTCATAACAGACACAACATAATTATCATTGATGCCATTACTTTTTAATAACTCATGCGCTTCATCTAATAACGCTTCAGCAGCCCAGGGGTTCAACCATTCAGATTTCTTTATTTTCTTAAAATACTCAGTACACACACCAACTACTTGTTGGGCTGCTAATAATTCAGTTGGTGATACGGATTGGGTAATCATTGTCATTTTAGTACCTATAATAAAGATTAATTTGTTTAGTTAATTACTTAACTTAAGACATATTATACACAAAATTTTATAAAACAAAATAGGACACTTTGTTATTGCCCTATGTGGATTTATAAATTCTTCAATTTACACTTCGATAATGTTAAGTGAATGATTACATTAATAATCATAAAACACACGTAAAATACGTTTAAAATCGTTTTTAATATATGTATTATCTTCTTCATATTAATCTCACATGACAGATAAAAAGAAACCTCACGTATGAGGTGAGGTCTTGGAGGTAAGGGTGGTATTATGAGTTCCACCCTAGAGGTATACTACTACAGTAAAACTATTCAGGTCTGAACAACAGTCGGCGTAACTTGATTAATGCAGCCAATCGTTCAGCTGCATCAATAATGATATCTTCATCACCAGTTTCACCAAATGTATCGACATACAGATCATAATGAACATCTAATTGCCACTCAACAACAGCTTCGATAAAACTGGGACGAATACCATCATCATTTGGTGACAGGTACTCAGTAGGTATCTCTTCACCATCATGCAACATCGCCAACCCTAACTCTAACATATCAGTAGCGAGTTCGTTGAAATCAGGTGCGAATGGGACTTGGAACACTAATTTACGTTTCATTTTTGTTTCTCTCTTTTTAATTAACTTAAGACATATTATAAAGTAATTTAAGAAAAAGAAAATGAGGTATAAAATTTGTCCTCTATTGACTTCTTCTATTAGATATTGTTGAAGATATCTTTAATTTAAAGAAACATCAAAATTAACAAACCGCTACTGTTTTGGAGTGGTTAATGCGAATCTGGTACACATACAATCTTCTACTTCATACAGATAGGTTCTGTCTGTTGTATCTAAAATAGAAGGATACGCAACTTCTACCGACCCATTTAATACCAATATATCATCAATAAACACATTGATTACGTCAGTTGTTTTATCAGAATCAACGATGAACTTAGGTTGAATCATTGGTATTGTAATGTCGAATGACATAGCCTCATCATTCACTAATTGATGCACTCGCATCGTTCTAATATTATCATTTAGATCATCATAGATGCGATACGCAGTTCCATCCAATAATACCTTCCCATCAGATGAATCAAAATCATATTTGGATTTATCACCACCTGATAATAATTGAACTACTACTCTCTTATGTAAAAACATTACCACTCCATCTTAATCATTAGTACTTAGTTCATTTCAGTCTGTGGTTAATACATTAATTAGGTCTAATAACAATTAAACCTAAGTGATACACTAATCAGAAACTTTGTTCACCACAACCCTCAGAACAATCTTCTTGTTGTGTATAAACATTATCATAATGTGATTGTTCAATTGGTTGAGCGTAAACCCTACTAGTATTCTTGTTGTTGTGAATACGTTGCCATTCTTCTGATTCATCCGATAGTTGTTTACTAGTAGCTGCTACCGCTACTTCAGTTTGTTGAGCTGCTATCAATGCATGACCTGAATAATGATAATAACCAACATATACGTTCATTAATATAAGAACCCATATGATAGACCTGAAAAAATTAATACCAAATATCATGAGCAGCACAGATAACACAAACCCAGGAACAAACCAAGCAAACTCAATTGTTAATAATATAGGAATCTCTTCTGTGTTACCACTCAACATAGGTAACAAAAACGCACTACCAAAACACAACACAAGCACACTTTGAATAAAAAACTGAATTGCATCTTTAGTAAATTCGAACATGATATTATCTCTTTGATTTAACTTAAAGATATTATACTTTAAATTAATTAAATAAAAAGAGGTGTATATTATTATCCACTATTGAGGTATACAAGAAAATTATATATAATGTAATATTCAATTTAATATGGATTGTATCATGGATGATACTTACGTAATTTATAAACACACAAGCCCTTCAGGTAAGTCTTATATTGGACAAACCAAAGATTACGATAGGAGGTGCACTGAGCACCAACTCATGGGGTGTTGTAGAGCGTTCAACTCTGCTATTAAGAAATATGGATGGGATAATTTAACACACGAAATATTAATAGAAGGTCTATCATTAGATGAAGCTAACAGATGGGAAGAAGTTCTGATTAAAGAACTCAACACACTAGCACCTAATGGGTATAATTTAATGACTGGAGGAATGAATTCATCTCATTCGGATGAATCGAAGGCAAAAATGAGTGCCGCTCACTCAGGAATACCAAAGTCAGAAGAAACAAAAGCTAAAATATCCGCTGCTCGATTAGGCAAGAAACGAGCGCTGGTTTCCGAAGAAACTAAAGCTAAAATGTCCGAGGCTAAATTAGGCAAGACACGGGCGCCACACTCGGATGAATCAAAAGCAAAAATGAGAGCAGCTAAACAAAATATCTCAGGTGAAACAAGAGCTAAAATGAGTGCTGCTCGTAAAGGAAGAATCATTTCAGATGAAACAACAGCAAAGCTGTCTGCTGCTCGGGTAGGAAAAAAGCGTGGGCCTCGTGGGCCGTATAAAAAGACAGCGCCCGTAGAGTCTGATATGGGCTGCTCTACTTAAACAACCCAGCATCCAACTAATGTTACTTAGTCATCAAATTCTCGATAGCCATATTCAAATGAGTCGAAGCCTTCGTCATTGACAAGGTCGATTACTTCACCAATGAAGTACGTTTCTGATATTGCGCGGAATATAGCACTCCACCAATTAAATTCTTGTTCATTGGTCATATCCCCTAATGCTTCATAATCACTATCCTCTAACTCTTCGACCAATCCATCCATAATGACGTGTTGGAATTTGGCAAATAGATCTAATTTTTGTTCATCTGTCAATGTATGTAAGACCATATCAATTCCTTAATAGGATAATTATACTTATATTATTTTATATTTTACGTCTATAAAATATCATTAAATTAATGGAAAATTTACGATTTAAACGAGTTTTATTAAAAATTAATATGATTATGTTAATTAATATTAATGACGTTTAAATCGTAAATTTAATGGGACCATTTTCAGGCCCCATCTTATTGGTGTTTGTTAGTAGTCGAAGATGCAGTCAGTGTACATGGTATAAGTTCCATCAAACCCATTCCACTGTGCTTCTGCTATATTATTGGAGCAGACGAAGGTCCAACTGCGATCGGCGTATTGTTCTTTGCCATTATAGATTGCTGTTAGCAGGACTTGGGATACAGTAATTGCTTGGTTATTCCACAGGTTGGATTCGTTTTGTTGAGCGTGCTTTACCAATACATAATTGCCATTGGTTTTACGCACTTTAAGAACTCCATCACCACCGTCGTTACGACCAAGATCAACTACAGAAGCATCAAATGATACTTTAGCGGATGCAACAGAAGAAACCGCCAATAATAAAGCAACCGCAATGATTTTGTTCATGAATAATTCCTTATTAAAAATAATATTATACTACAAGTTTTAAGAATATTATAGATGGGCAATAATCAAATCACCCATCTATAGAGGTGGTACTTAGGCCAACATATATGGTTGGTAATGGCGTGAGAATTCAATTGGTGTTAGTTCATCTAAAGCACCAGCAATGGTCTTATGGCTGAATGATTTAAGTAGGCTTTGGATTTGTGCGCCAGTCCACAACCCCATTGAGTAGGCTTTACGAGCTGTTTTACAATGTAATTGTTGTTGCTTGTTATAGATCTGTTTAGCACGATCTTCAAATTCTTTAATAGCTACTTCATGAACTTCAATTGGCCAAGCAGTTGGACCAGATACGGAATCAATATCTGCAACTCGGGCCTCGTTTCGAATAATGTGTGCTTCAGTTTCAGAATCACAAACATCATACACTTCAAATACCAATACATCAGTACCGCAATTATTACGTACGCGAACATCGCCTCTAAGTTGATTGCTACCATTTGCATTACGATAAAACTGTTCTTTAGCCACATCTAAGTCTTCGCCATGTGAGTAACCATAGTAAGTTTGATTTGTGCTCGTGTTTATCACCTTAAAAATAGTATACATACAATCTACCTCTTTATTATTTAATTTACTTAAAGAATATTATACTTTAATTTTATTAAATTAATATGGGGTATAATATCCAATCAACCACGGTTGATGCCCTCCAATAATTGTTATATAATACAATTTTAAATTGGAGTCAATAATGGACAATTACTTAATTTATAAACACACAAGCCCTTCGGGTAAGTCATATATAGGACAAACTAATAATTATGACCAAAGATGTAAGCAACACCAAAATAGAACTGGGTGTCGGAGATTTGCGGCTGCTATTAAGAAATATGGATGGGATGCCTTCTCACACGAAATATTAATAGAAGGACTATCATTAGAAGAAGCCAATAGATGGGAAGAAGTACTGATTAAAGAACTTAATACTTTAGCTCCCACTGGATATAATTTAACTACTGGTGGGGATAGTAGGCTGTTATCCGAAGAAACCAAGAAGAGAATCGGTGCGAGTAATAAGGGTCGAGTGACATCTAATGACACAAAAGTAAAATTATCAACTGCTAAAAAAGGGAGACCTGGACATCTTCATTCAGAGGAGACAAAAGCGAAAATATCTGCTGCTAATTTAGGTCGCGCTATTTCTGATGAAACTAAAGCCAAATTATCAACTGCTAAAAAGGGGAAACCTAAGTCGGATGCTCACCGAGCTAACCTATCCACTTCCAGATTGGGGAAAAAACACACAGAAGAAACTAAGACTAAAATATCTGCCGCTAAACAAAATGTATCAGAAGAAACTAAATCTAAAATATCAGCTACCAAGAAAGGAAAACCACTTTCAGAAGAACACAAAGCGAAACTATCAGAGATAGCCAGTAATATGTCAGAGGAAACCAAGGCCAAAATGTCTGCTTCCAGATTAGGAAAGAAACGAGGGCCTTATAAAAAGAAGTCCAACTAAAGACCAAAAAAAAAGGAGGCTGGAGCCTCCTTCTGTATCAGGTACTTATGAGTAACTATGCGGCCATTGGCGTGCGATTTGATTTAACCATTTTGTCTGTTTTCAAACCAAGACCTAATGCCAACAAACCAATGCCAATCATAACAATGCTTTCTGGTTCAGGCACGTGTGTTGATACTGAATATAACTCAAGATCCACACCTCTGTTTTGTGAGATGATAATAGCTGATACATTATCAAATGTAGAGCCAACAGTAAACCAATTGGTTAAGTGAGCCATGAAGTGAGTATCGCCTGGATTGATAGTAAAGTCGATGGGGTTGTCGAACGCATTCAAGTCGAATGGGCTGTTGAACGCATTCAAGTCAAGTGTTAATTGAAACGACTGATCAACATTCTTAAAATCAAAATCAATCACATCATTTACCCCAACCGTAATTGGTGCTGTTAATGTGTCCCAAGACAAGAATCGAACGCCGCTGCTATTAGCAGTTTCACTCAGAGCCAAGAAGTTAGTTGGTAAAATACCACCAGTAATCAAGGCATTGATGTTCTGTACAGCGTTACCAGTGGCTCGCATATCAATTTGGCGAGTCCAACCGGTGCCAGTTGCTACTGGGCCAGTGGAAGTGAATGTAACATTGCCACCGAAGTCAGTAGTAGATTGTAGACCACCAGTACTAAAGTCATCGATCAGAGTAGCGTTAGCAGTAGTTGCTGCAAATGCTGAGGCTAATGCCACGATAGTGATAAACGATTTAAATTTGTTTCTCATAAGTAAGTTCTCGGTTGTTTAAGTTATCAAATTATTCTGTGGGCTCTATCTGTTTAATCTTATATGGCCCACGTTTTTTTCCTACCCGAGCGGCAGACATATTAGCTCTGGCTTCATCAGGAATTATTTTGCCTTTATGAGCAGACGATATTTTCGCTCTGGTTTCCTCTGAATGAGGTTCTCGTTTCTTGCCTTGTCGGACTTTAGACATATTAGCTCTAGCCTCATCCGACTTGGGTACTCCTTTGCGAGCATCAGACATATTAGCTCTGGCTTCATCAGATTTGGGTATTCCTTTTCTATCAGCACTCATTTTACGTCTGGCTTCATCAGAATAAGTATGGCCTTTTTTAGCTTCTGATATTTTTGATTTGGTTTCTTCTGACGGTGATGAGTTCGCTCCGCCTGTTCGTAAGTTATATCCGTTAGGAGCTAAAGTATTAAGTTCTTTAATTAGCACTTCTTCCCATCTATTGGCTTCATCTAATGACAGTCCCTCTATCAATATTTCGTGGGTGAAATTATCCCACCCATATTTGTTGATAGCGGAATTGATAGCTCTACAACCAGTTGATAATTTGTGCTGGTTGCATCGCTTATCATAGTCTTTGGTTTGACCGATATAAGACTTACCTGAAGGGCTTGTGTGCTTGTACACCAAGTAGTCACCCATACCTAGTTTATCGCAGTAACTACGAAGATGGTAGAATTTGCTACCGAAGCAACCATTGCAGTCACGTCTGTAGTTAGTTGTGCATTTGATACAGAAGCATTTGATACGTATACATCTACGAAAATGTTCTGTACAGTATCGGCAGACGTTGCGCCTGGAAATTGATGAAAGTAATCAGGATCGAATCCTTTATCATACACCCGGAACTTTACGTTCGTGTTGCTTCCATACTTTGTTACAAATTTGTTCTTAATAAATGCCGCATCAACCGCTGGGTTGTTCTTAACCCAAAAATCAACCACTGAATGTTTTGTTGCCATATTAGGACCTCTTAAAAAAGTTAAATGTGAGT